GGTGCTGTTCCAATTCACGACAGGGTGGAATAAAGTTAAAATAAGCCTTGACATTTGTTTTAAAAACATGTATACTATGCTAGTAATGATGAGAAAGAGGAATTGATTATGGAAAAATTTGTTGTAATAACTCAAGCGTTGGAAAACTATGGTGCTCATTGTGAGGACGGTAAGTTTGAAACTGGTAATGCATACTGGAAGTTCAAAGGTGGTACTGACTACATTGTAGAGGGATTGGACAGAGGACAGGATGCAATGGCATTCGTTGCTGCAATCGGTATGAACAATGATATCGGTTGGAAAGAATTCCCTAGTGAAGTGATAACATTCGATAAGTTCTGTGAGGACTTTGATATGGATGATGAGTTCGGTAAAGAACACTTCGAATTTAAAATGAAATATATGAAGGTTGTCAATCCGGCGACCTATGTGAAGGAGACTGTATAATGGTTGAAGTATTAGAAGATATTAGTGTCTTAGAATCTTTGTTGATTGCTATGGACGAAGGTGCGTCTGATGAGAAACGTGGAGCATTGAGTGCTGTCGAATCTCTTCTTGCTAAAAAGAAGAAACTGGTTGACGATTTTGAAAAAGAGTACTGTCCTAGTGAATAATATTCTCTTTTGCGAGGGCGATAAATATTTTGGACATTACAATGTATGGGAGCAATAAATGACAGGAATTGAACATTCTTTAATTGCAACTGGACTACTGGCATTATTCTATTATGTTGGTATTCATGTTGGTGGCAAGAAAAAAACTGAAGATATTATTGAAACAGTTTTGGATAAGTTGGAAAGAGATAATTTTATTCAGACTGAATTGAATGAAAAAACTGGGGAAAAAGAATTAATAGCTATTGACAAGACAACGTAAATAGTCTATACTTGTAAATATGAGTGAGAAATGGAATTATGACTTATAAAACTTTAGGTGATGCAATCAATGCCGCAAAGGAAATGTGTGCAGTATTGGATACCTATGTGAAAATTACTAAAGCAAAAGACGGATATGAACTATTCGGAACTGGTGCTGTAGTAGAAACTGTGAAGGAGTAAAAAATGAAGAAGTTAACTTATGGACTTTGTGCCATGGTGGTAATGTCGAGTACGGCATATGCCCACGATGCACAAGTCACAGATGTAAACAAGACTGTAATTAATCAAGTACCCTATCAAGTAGAGGTATGTTCGAATGTTACGTCTGGTGGAGATAAAACTGGTGATACACTTAAAGGTGCATTGTTCGGTGGTATCTTGGGTAAAGTGATTACCAAAAAAGACAACGGTGCGGCCGCAGGGGCAGTACTTGGTGGTATTATCGGACACGATAATTCAGATGCAAGAGCATCTACACGAAGAGTATGTGGATTTGAAACCAGATACCAAGAAACAACTGATACTGTGTATTCTCATAGTATAGTTACTTTTTGGAGTAATGGTAGACAATACCGAGTACAATTCAATAAGTAGATAAACCAAGGATACTGCCCTTAGCTCAGCTGGATAGAGCAACTGCCTTCTAAGCAGTAGGTCGCAAGTTCGAATCTTGCAGGGCAGGCCAACAATGAGGAATGAATGAAACAATTTAACAAATTTAAAAAAAGACCATTTAAACAAGAAGAACGTCCATCTGGTATGACTGTGATGGTTCGTGACAATGATGTGAACAAGGCAATGAGAATTCTGAAAAAGAAACTCTTGCGTGATGGGTTCTTTCAAGAAATGAGAGACCGTACTTTCTATGAGTCTAAAGGGACTAAGCGTAGAAAAGCAAAAGAACAAGCAACTCGTAGGTTTAAAAGAAACCAAGAGAAATTGAAAATGGAACGTGGTTACTAAGAAGGTTATATAATGAAACGTAATGTGAAAATGGAAAACGATAAGACACTACCTAAAACTCGTAAGCGTAGGAAACCTATGACTGAGGAACAGAAGAAGGCAGCTGGTGAACGTCTTGCATTGGCACGAGAAAAACGTCTTAAAGAAAACCCACCACAATATAAAAGTATCCATCCCTCAGTTTTGGCAAAAGGTGACGATGATGCATGGAGTCACCTCAAAGTTAAGGAATGGATAAAGACACAGAAATCTCTGATGTCATCTGAACGTGCAAATATGCGAGCAAAGATTAAAGGTGCAGATGCAAAATATTATGAACACAGTGGATACATTCGTAATTTAGAAACGTATCTAAGAACTGGTGAATATATTGATATGTTCTGGGGCGAATACGCACAGAACAGATGTAAGAGTGTTTGTTTAGTGATGGCATATCACCCAGATGGCAAACCAAAAAGAAGTATTGGAACATGGTATCCAGACATACAATGTGAATGGACAAAAGAAATGGAAGTGGAAGGTTTCGATGTCAACAATCGATAAGAAAAATGTTATACAATTCCCCCTTAAAGCAACACCAAATCCAAACATCAAAATAGATGATTACGCATTACAGATGCAACAGGATATGGTTTTTGCAGACCACCTTACAGAAGGTTTGGTTGTGAACATGATACACAACATGGGTGAGAATGGTATTGATACTGATGATGAAGAGTTTATTGCTGATATCTCAATGATGATAGAACAGGTAAAGTCTACAATCTACAGAAGTTGTAATATCCCCCATCCAATGCAAGACGTTGTTGATGCGTTTGTTATGACAACAAACGAGAATAATAAGATTAGTAGTTATTTGGATTGCCGTGAACTGAGAGATGTTCTTGTTCAAGATGGTGAGGAAGAAGAATAGTGCGGGCATCGTATAATGGTATTACCTCAGATTTCCAATCTGATGACAAGAGTTCGATTCTCTTTGCCCGCTCCATAAATCTATTGACTTTAGGGTCTTTTTAGTGTACTATATAATATATACAATTTGAAGTGAGAAAATTATGATATTAGTTGACATGAACCAAGTCACCATCAGCAATCTGATGATGCAACTAGGTTCTAAACGAGACAATGACTTAGATGAGGACATGGTTCGTCACATGGTTTTGAATTCACTACGAGGTTATCGTAGTCGATTCCATGAGGCATTCGGTGAACTTGTACTTTGTTATGATAGTAAAAAGTATTGGAGAAGAGATTACTTCCCCAACTACAAATCTAATCGTAAGAAAGACAGGGCAAACTCTGGACTTGATTGGGATACAATCTTTACAACTCTGAATAATCTCAGAGATGACATTAAAGAAATCTTTCCATATAAAGTTATTGAAACAGAAGGTGCAGAGGCAGATGATGTCATTGCATCAATAGTACAGCACGTTGCTGAAACTCCCAGTGAGTTTGAGCATATCCTTATATTGTCGGGTGACAAGGATTTCATACAGTTGCACAAATATAACAATGTTAAACAATATTCACCAACATTGAAAAAGTTTGTACAGGGAATTGACCCAGACATATATATTAGAGAACATGTGCTTAAAGGTGATAGGAGTGATGGTGTACCAAACTTCTTATCCCCAGATAACACTTTCGTTGATGAGATAAGACAGAAACCACTATCTAAAAAGAAAATAGAGACATGGATTGATTTGAATCCTTCAGACTATTGTACTGAAGAGATGATGCGTAACTATCAACGGAATAAAACACTAATTGATTTGGAATGTATTCCTAGTGACTTGAAGGCGACTATTTTGGAAGATTACCAGAATGCTGAACACGGTGATAGGACTAAACTTCTAAATTACTTTATTAACAAAAGATTGAAAAATCTTATGAACGACATTGGAGACTTTTAATATGGTTCAAGATACC